TATCACTTACCCGTCCAATAATTACCGGCCAAACCAGAATTAAACCCGAAATCTGCGTATAATCTAATACATGGGCGAAAGAGACCAAAAACAGAAACCTACTTATTTACTTTTTAAGGAAAAATCATGGCTAGAATTGCAAAACCCGTCACATTCGCACGCGCTATCACAGAAAAGCGCGAGTCCATCGCAGAGCGCCGCAACGATCTGAAAGAGCTCGAGTCACAATCTAAAGAGTTCGTTGCCGCGTACGCCGTCGTCAACGCGATAATTGAAAACGCACAGCAAATCGGATTCGCAAAGCATTTTTATGCTCGCCCTTCAACTTCCCCAAAATGGGACGGCACAGTTCGTAATGAATTAAATGTGTCAATTGAAGACACAGTAACATCGCTAAAAGACGGCGCAGTTCCTGCTTTGCTCGAAGCGATCGGCACCTACGGTTTCGAATGCGATAGCACATTCGATTATGCTCTCGAATACGTCGCGTCTCGCGTCTTCCGTCACACGGCAAAAATCGGTTCAGTTGACGTCACAATTCGAGTCGAAGCGAACATCGCGGACGGTTCAGAATCTTGCAAAAAGGTTCAGACCGGCACAAAATTGGAAGAAGTCGCAGTTTATGAAATCCAGTGCTCTTGATATTCTGAGCGCAGTCGCGGTGGGCCTCGCGCTCACCGCGCTAGCACTACATTATTTTGACGTTCTCTTCTTCTGAAGCCGGGCCCGCGTTCGCGGGCTTTTTTTCGTCCCAAAACTATCACTACTATCATCATTTTTTCGTTTTCGGCTTGACAAGGTGGCTAAGTTAGTATCCACTTACATTTCAGTATGCGACGAACGACGCACGACATACGACGTATGGGCCCGACTACTATCACGTGTTGTTGGTTAATCCCGCGGGATTAGTGCCCTTTGGGTTGCATGTGTGGTAGGTAAGTGGTATACTTGGTGTATACCGATCGAGGTATGCCCGCCTAGGGGTTTTCTAGGTGACTTATTTACTGGAGTCTCAAAATGAGCAAAGCAATAAAAGCCGCCACTGTTACAGTGGCAACACGGGACGCGGCCATTGGCACGTTGATCAACGAAGCCGGACAAGCCGCTCAAAGCATGTTGACCAAGTGCAAAGAAGCCGCCCAAAAAGCGGCCGGTCAACTTGACGCGGCTAAGCCCATGGGTGACCGGATCGCGGGTGTAGTGTCACTTTACGCGGCCGACTTTACCGCGGCCGGTCATAACGTCAAAGCCCTATTCGTTGACGCGCTCACTTTGCACGCGGCCGCCCAGTGCCCCGTTATGGTGAACACCATTGGCAAAGACGGGAAAAAAGTTGATACGCCGTCAACGGCGGCGGAGGCGGTCAACATGCCCAAGCATGCAATGCGAGACGCGGCCAAGCAAGTTCGCGAAGTGCACGGGATCGGCCGCAAAACCGGAGGCGGCCGCAAAACCACAGTGGCCAAAACACCAACGGCCGCGCCCGCGCCTGATATGGTCAAAACGGAAACCGACAAATTTTCCGCATGGTTAGATGATATGGACGTTTATTTCAAAGATGCGGTTTTTCACCCGCGCATTGTGGCGCACATGATAACGCTAGGTTATTCTGTCAACAAAGCGGCCAAAGGCAAAGTGGTCAAGGGCTCCGCGACCTAAGCCCAACCGGTCAACCGGCCAAGCCCCCGCAAGGGGGCTTTTTTTTGTCCAAATTTTTTGGCCGAAACTATCACTACTATCACATCGCGTGCCATGCGCCAAAAACTACTATCATGCACGCTCCGGTATGCAATGACGTACGCTGTACGACGTACGCTGTACGCGATGTATGCCATATGTAATCCCGTGGGATTAGCCTGACTGTTGTAGATTGACAACTTTCCTTTAACCATGCGGGTTGCGACGTAAGTGAACGCTTTTTTAGATTACACGAAACTTACAAATCTAAACTAATTTGCTCGATGAATTGTACGTATGTTGTATGGATGAGCTAAGTTGTTGATTTTAAAGGCTTTTTTCGGGTAGCGGGCACTGGGGACTGGCATATATATATATAAATTAGTTGATTAGTTAATAGTTAGTAGTATTAGAGAGCAAAAGGTAAATTCCTGTAGCCTGTTCAAGTGTTCCGATCCGTAGCACCTCCAACCCCCCCAACTATTTACTCTCTAGCCTGAAAACCCAACTAATTGACTAAAGTGAGCAAAATCAATGACTTACAATTTTTAGTCTGACTAATTTCCAAACTAATCCAACTATTGGGCTGACTAATTGCCAGAATCTACAAATCATCCACACAACTTTCTCGATTATTTAACATCCAAATGTGTTGTTGTATGGGACTAATTTAAAACTCTACGCCATGCACTTTAGTTCGTGCCATATTCAACCATCTGGACAACATACTTTTTCAAACTAATTTATCTACCCCTTAAGTTGACAACAACACATTGACGTGGTACAATGTACCCATCAAGTCGAGAAGCGCCCCAAGCAAACCGATGCGATAAACGTCCCGTGCTAATCCCGCGGGATTAACTCCCTCACTTATTTACGTATCACTGGAGATCATCATGACAACTAATGCACATGTTGCCGCACGCTTTGCGTCTGCGGCTAAAAAACTCGTCGGCACAGAAATGCGCTCACTGGGTGTAGGCACTAATATGTCTGCACGCAACCCGACGCTTTCCCAACAAAGTTCAATCAACCTAGAGTCCTTCGGGCACTTCGATGTTTTGGCCGTTGGCTATTCATACAGTACAGAAGTTGTGCAGTTAGTGCACAACAACCACACAGACAACATTGAGCTATGGATGCACGTCAACGGGTTCTCCCCAACGACCAGACGTCACAAGTCACTGTACTTCAATGCTTTTCTGGAGCAACAAAAGGATGCAGGCGTGCCCTATGAAGTTGCCGTCAAGAAGGTTTACCGCACCGGTTGCTTCGAGGGTTCGTACCGCACACGTTACAAGTGGAATGCCAATAAAACCGACCTTGCAACATCATCACTGACAAAACCCCATCGTGCAGAAGCATGCCAGTATGGTGTTAACTATGATGAAGCTATGACAAATCTTGAGGCGGCCGCGACTCGCCCACGGTTGCATGATGGCACAAGGTTTGCGCTTTTAGACCATGCTCGGGTTCACCTTGAGACGTGCATTCGCAACGTGTCGCAGGACGTTAACCCCAGTTCAGTTATTGCCGCATCACACGACAACCCCGCGTTCCTGACTGCATGCAACAACGTGCTTGACTTTATCTATGTTGTCTCTGAGTACCCCGTCAAGCAAATGCGTGCCACTGTGGCCGGTTTTGTAGCACTTCACACCAACAACTAATCCCGCGGGATTAAAGGAAAACATCATGGAAAACCAAATGAAAACATACCAAATCACAGTCTATTCAACTGTGACCAAACTGCACACTGTAAATGCATCCAGTAGAGAGGAAGCAATCGAGTGTGCCAACGACATCATGAGCCCCTTGGAGGAAGGCGATGCGGGCTCTGACCGCCACTGGGAGCAGACTGTGGTCGAGGCCAAAGAAATTCCCCGTCAGCGTGAGTTGACACTAGAAGAGGGCGCGTTCGTCGACGCATATTGCCGCTCGGTTGCGGTTGCAACACGTGAAGAGGTTGTGCGATTTATGGCCACTGACTCTGAGTACCGGTCTAGCCGTGAGTTCTACGACTCGATGTCTGACGTGTATACGTCCATCATGGACGCTAAAGAGATTTGGTATTTCGCAATGCAGTTTGCGACGGAGGTTCGGAAATGAGCAGACTTAACGACGACGCATACGCCCGCATCGACAAGATGTGGGAAATCAAAGCATACGAGGACAAAGAAATGGGCAGACTTAAAAACTTAATCATCGACTTGCTCGAGGATCACCACCCTGCAGAACTGGAAGAGATCACGGGTGCAGACTGGGATACGTGTTTCAAGCTCGTGCATGAGATACGCAAGGATGGGGGCTTTGACCCCAACAACTGGGAACCGGTGAAGTCCGGTGACATATGGGCGATCTACGGCAAGACCTTCTCGGCTGAGTGGATCGATGAGCATGGCGAGTGCCTAGCGTTTGACACCAAGCGCGAAGCTAATGAATATATCAGGGAGAACATTAAATGACTGACCGCAAAAAAGCAGAACTGTTGGGTGAAGCACTGAACAACCTCATGCAATCCGCTCACAACTACATCGAGGACGGATCATGGCTTAACGACGTGCTCTATGACATCCAACATGCACGAGACTTGATAAAAAGAATTGAGGCTGACAAATGACTGCAGTAACTAAAACGCAAATGGTGGCCGCCTGTACTGAGTACGAGGTGGAGTGGTTCTTTGACAGAGAACCTGCAGAACAGAGGGAAGTGTTCCGACACATCCAAATGCACGGGTTCACGGGATTCAAGAACTACACCGACGAAGCCTTGTTTGAATCATGCGTGCACAACGGCACATTTTTAATGGAGGAATAATCATGCTGACCAAATGGGAAAAACTGGAGCGAGTAATTCTACTTGCAGGGCTGATTGTTGTTTTACTTGACTTGTTTTACTGGAGACCGTAATGACTTTTACCATACATGAAACTTTTGAATACAGCATCGGTGAGTTTGCCTTGCCGTACCTTATCAATGCCGACTCGACGGGGCTCAATGACGAGGAACATTCTCTTGTGGATGAATGGTTCGACTCGAGCACTGACCAGTGGCGAGACGCTGACGACAACTTGTGGGTGTATACCCACATGTCTGTGGTTGAGGATTCTCGTGAAGAGTTTGCGTACGACGACATCACCGGCCACTACGGCACGACGCAGAAAGTCATCTTGTTTTTTATCAGAGTAATCTAATCCCACGGGATTAAGAAAGGAACTATTATGGGATACCGATCAGACGTTAAATATATCTTGCTATTTAAGACGCAAGATCACCGAAACGCATTTAACATGGAGGCCAAGCTAATTGCCTCTGACGTGGAGCACGGCCTCGAGATAGTGAACGATGACTTTGACTTTCACTACGACGAACACGACGCTGACTATAGATACCAGATACGTGTTCACTTCAACGATGTGAAGTGGTACGAGTCAACGCCATGGGTAGACATGCAAGAGAAACTTATGAAGTTGGTCGTTGAGGGATACGAGGGTGCGTTTGTGTTCTTGCGCTTAGGCGAGGAAGACGATGACATCGACAGGCAAACCGACGCTTACAACGACGAGTCCGTGTACGTCGACAACTACATTGAGCTAACCCGCAAATCAAACTTTGTTTAAGGGGCAATCATGAGCTATGACGATATAACACATGAGGAAATGTTCACGCACAAGTGCGGTAAGGTGTACCGCGTGCGTTGGCTACCGGACTATGACGCAGGCTCTCCGCTCGAATGGTCAGACAATCACGGGGTTGTTGTCGAGATGGATTGGAACCCGCTGAACTCTGAGCAGATGGAGCAGCACATCGTTGACGAAGAGCCTGATCTTGAGGAAGAGACGCGCCTTCGCATGCTGAAACCACTGTTTACAAACACAGGTCGACAGGTACGCAGGTTGTACTACGACTTCTTCTCATCGCTAGAAGTTGCACGCAGGGAGTGGGGGCAGAAGACGCCCGAGGATCGACTTCGTGCAGTGGAGCAGGACTACAAGTATCTGAAAGGTTGGTACGATAGCGATTGGCACTGGGTTCATCTTGAGGTAACGCTCATGGTTGACGGCGTGCCTGACTTCACACATCAGTACAACGTAGGCGGATACGAGAGCGGCCTTGCGCTTGACACTGACTTGGAAGAAGACAAGATCGACACAATCAATCAGGCCATTAAAGAACTGGAATGGGATAGACGCGAGTCATTGCATCCCGGACAACTGGAGTTAGCACTATGAAACGAATGACTGACAAAGATCGCATGGTCATCATGCGTGCAGAATTGGCTTTGATTGTTGAAGCTAAGGACATGCCGAAACACGTGGCCAGTTGGAGCTATGAACAACTCAAGGAAATCCTCGAGCACGCCAAAGACACTGGAGCAATCCCGTGGCACGTATACGCTGACGAAGATTTGTACGCTGAGCATCAAGACAAACTATCACGAAGCAAATTGCGCGGGTCGCCCTTAGCTTGACAACGGGGCAATAACCTGTTACAATAATGACATGGACTAGGGGATCGCCCACACCCTTAGTTCTTTCCGTAATCCCGTGGGATTAACTTACTCACGTAAGTTCTTATTAACTTGTTTACTTATGGAGATCATCATGGATCAATCACAACTGTTATCTATTTTCGGCGGCGTGTACGACAAACTTGTGTCGGACGTTGCAGACGCAGTTATCAGCAAAATGAAAGCTGAAACTCAGGCCGTGCTTGCGCTTGACGCAGACACATTGAAAGCATCGCTTCTTGAGCTACTCAATGACGATGACCAGACACAGGAAGCCGTGCGCGAGGCGTCGGTTGTCTACATCGACGATCAGGTCGCTAGTAAGGTTGAGGACGCAATGAACGACTTCGACTTCGAGTCCAAGATCGACGACGTTGTTGACCAGAAGCTTGAAAACTACGAGCCCAACTTCTCAGGCGGTGACTTCGAAGAAGCTGTTCGTACCGTCATTCGTGACGCCCTCTAATCCCACGGGATTAACTTATTAACTGGAGAACATTATGTCTATTAAAGATCACGCACTGTTAGTTTCCCTCACTGTCAACAAACCACAGATGACACAGAAGGATGGCAAGGCTACGGCCGATGCCGAGTCTGCCAACAACGCCCATGGTGCAGGGCAGTATCGCAAGGACTTGTATCCCAAGTCACTTGTCCAACCAATCGTTGCAGTGGAGACGCAAGCCCGTGCATACATTGACAGCACCACATACCCGTGGCACAGAGGTGAGGACTTGTTGCCCTCTTCACGTTTCATGCAGTTCGCTGACCGCATGGCCAAGTTCGATCTCGAGTTCGATCAGGCAGTGACTGCGTTCCTCAACAACTGGAGCAACGTCATGATGCTTGCACAGAACAGTCAGGGCGGGTTGTTCGATCCCAACGCATACCCTGACTTGACTGACCTACGCAGATCGTTTCGCTTCCGCATCAATTACCGCCCCGTCACTGACATGGGTGACTTCCGCGTATCCATGCAAGAGGAAGAGCTCAGCACCTTGCGTCAGCAAGTTGAAGAGGCGACAAAGGAATCGATGAACGCGATCATGCGTGCACCGCTGGAACGTCTCAAGCAAGTGGTCGCTCGCTTACATGATGTGACCGGCAAGGGTGAGCGTGAGATCATCAACAAGAGAACCGGTATCGGTGAGATTCGATCGCCTATCTTCCGCGACTCGGTGTGTGAGAACATTGCCGAGGAGATAAACTTGTTGCATGACTTCGCTGACATTCTTCCAGACAACATCCTTGCACTGGCAAAGACAGTCATCGACACGACGCCGCATCCACAACAGTTGCGCGACGATCCCGAGAAACGTAAGGCGGTTAACGTGCAGACAACTGCACTGCTTGCGTCCATCGACGAGATGCTCGAGTTCTGATTTGCACTCAACTCAGAACCCTAGTAAGATAGGCACACACGGGAGCCTTAATCCCGTGGGATTAACAACTTGTTTACTTAAAGGAAATCATCATGCGTATTGCACACGTTACCCCCATCCTCGTTAAGCGTTACCTCAACGACAACACACGAGCACGTACAACCTTTTTGCGCGGCCCGTCGGGTATCGGCAAGTCCGAGGTTGTGTTCCAGACAAGCAAGCTATTGTCTGAGCATGTATCTAATTGGCAAGGCGTTGTAGACCTACGTCTCGCACAGATGGAGCCCACTGACTTGCGCGGTATCCCGCACGTTGTCGATGGCCGCACACACTGGGCACGCCCTGACTTTCTGCCCGCAGATGGCGCGGGTATTCTGTTCCTCGACGAGATCACATCAGCACCGCCCTCAGTGCAGGCGGCCGCATACCAGTTGTGCCTGACGCCCGAGGACTTTGGCATCCCCGCAGAGTGGATGGTCATCGCCGCAGGCAATCGCAAAACCGACCGAGGCGTGACATACAACCTAGCCGCACCACTACAGAACCGCATGTGCGACATCGACGTCAACACGACGATCGACGACTTCACGGTACACGCCATCACACGTGGCATTCGCCCAGAGATTCTGGCCTTGTTGCAAGACCGCCCTGACTTGTTGCACAAGTTCGAGCCCACTGGCGACATTCGTCCCTTCCCATCACCTCGCTCATGGTTCGCTGTGTCGCACACACTGGAGCTTGACCTCCCTGTGCAGGATCGCGTCGAGCTTATCAAGGGTGATGTTGGTGAAGAGGCGGCCATGATCTTCGAGACACACTTGCGTGTGTGGGAGTCGATGCCACGTATCGAGGACATTCTGCAAGGCAAGGACGTGCCTGTGCCCAAGGAACTCAACGTACGCTATTGCGTCGCAATGGGATTGGCTACGCGCCTTGACGCCACCAACTTCGACAAGGCGTGGAAGTTCTTATCCAAGATGCCCGGTGATGTACAGACACTCACGATTAAACTTGCACACAAACGTGACCGCACGATCACTAAGAGTTCAGCGTTCACCCAGTGGGCTATCGCTAACCAAGCCGCGTTTGCGATGAAGTAATGGTTACTGACAAACGACCTGCGCTACGTTGGCAGAACACACCTGTGGGTGCTTGGACTGCCTACGTTGAGAAACTGTCGACATTCAAGTCACGCAAGCAAATGGTAGTCAAGCATGTGTTTGCGTTTGTTCGCCCTGCTTACAATGTATCTGGTCTACTTGATGCAGATCGTGGTTGGGTTGTGACACGCAACACGTTTGATGATGTGCAAGCGTTTGAGGATTTGACTACTGCTCGGGTGTTTGTTGAGTCGTTGTTCGCATTGGAATATAATTGACCTAATCCCACGGGATTAACTTGTTTACTTATTGGAGAAAATTATGACCACCTTATCTGATCGAATCGATCTTGCGTACAGCAAGCTCGGCCTTCGTGAATCATTCATTGCCGCTGTGATGACACGCGTCAAGCGTGAGATATCTGACAAGGTATCTACTGCAGGAACCAATGGCGCGTGGGTTCGCTTTAACCCTGCGTTCTGTGATCCGCTGACTGACGAGGAATTGTTTGGCCTTGTGCTACATGAGGCGGTACACGTTGTGCTGATGCACATGTGGCGTCGTGAGAGCCGTGATCCGAGTTTGTGGAACTACGCCAACGATGCGCTTATCAATGCGTACATACGTAGTCGTGGATGGCAACTGCCCAAGGGCGGCGTCAACGTAGGATGGGTGCGTGAGAGCATGTCCTCCGAAGAAGTCTACGCCAAGCTCAAAGAAAACCCACCACCGCCACAAGGCGGCAAGGGCTCAGGTGATGGTGATGGCGATGAGGAAAGCCAACCCAATGCAGGTGGCTTCGATGGCAAGGGTGATCTCGAAGATGCTCAAGATGATGCTACTCGTGTTGACATGGAGGCGACGATTGTAGCCGCAGCTCGTATGGCCAAGGAATGTGGTCAGGGCTCTAGCCTCATCGATCGTGTGCTTGACAACGTAGGCCAACCCCATGTGCGGTGGCAAGACGTGACTCGTTCCATGATGACTGAATCGTCTGCCGCTGACTACACGTACACACGCCCCTCGCGTCGCTTCATTGGCTCTGGCTTGTACTTGCCATCGCTTCGCACTGACTCACTCGGTGGCTTGGCTATTGGCTTTGATACATCAGGATCGATGGGCCCCAAGGAATGCAACCAGATTGCCGCTGAGATTCAGGCGATCGTTGACGACTTGCAACCATCATTCGTAGAAGTTATTTACTGCGACTACCACGTGACGCACATCGAGCGGTTCGAGCGTGATGACATGCTTGCCCTGCATCCCAAGGGCGGTGGCGGTACGCGCTTTCAGCCAGTGTTCGAGCACCTTGACAAATCAGACGAGCGTTACTGCGGCATGATTTTCTTCACTGACATGGAGGGCAACTTAGACGAATGCGCGGAGCCAACCTATCCTGTCATCTGGGCCGACATCGGCCATTCCCATCCACGTGAGCCCTTCGGCACACGGGTTACCGTAGCATTATGAGAACAACATGAACACATCCTTCAACAAAGAAAAAGACATTCAGTATCGCTTGACGCGTATCGAGACGAAACTCGTGCGAGGCTTTGAGGAACTGGGTGTCAACATCGACCAAGACCGAGAGTGGTTGTCCGTCGACGAAGAGAACCTTGTCGTGTACGTTTCCACACTGGGACGTTCACTAACTGTAGTACTAAGTGACATGGCACGTAACGGCGCTAAAAGCGTTGGCAAACACTACGACATCGTTAATCGCGGTGAAGTAGTTGGATCAATCTGTTTTAAACCAATTGTGTAAAGAGTACTATCATGAACCCAGAACCAATCATTCACCAAGGCATACCTGTTCGTTCAGTGTGCTTCCCCGTCATCCCTGCAGACGACAAACGTTTTGTCTGGACTGCCGGTGCAGATGTGCAGTCTGTATGGCGTCGCTTCGGGTGGAAACCCCTAGAAGAAACTTTGAAGGTGCCACAGCAATGATTAAATATCCGGGATATGAGGAAGCCGTTATCGGCCCTGCGTATGTACGTATAGACAAGCAAATGGTTAACGTACTTGTTTACGATGCTGAAAAGATCAGAGAAATTCTTAAAAAACGCGATGGCATGTCGCACGAAGAAGCACGTGAGCATATTGAGTTCAACATCGAAGGTGGCTACTTGGGCCCAGAAACACCCATACTTGTATGGTCAGAGGATATTTGGGATGAAGATGATGAAGAGTAATTTTGTAAACAATCACTTGGCCATTGGTAGCCAACAACCTGTACATAGATTACAACTTTGTAATAAATGTGAAGAAGTACGACCGCCGGAAGGCGGCGTGCAAATGAATTCCGCACGATGGATTTGTGCCTCGTGTTGGACTGATCGCGTCAATGGACGTAACTTGAAACAACTTAAACCAAAGGAACGCAATGACTGAAAAAGTAGACAGCCTACAAGTAGGCGGAGCCCACTATAAAGAAATGCCTGTGCAACCATGGACAGTGATGGCCGCTGTGCTATCTCCCGAAGAATTCCGTGGGTTTCTCAAGGGAAATATTATTAAATACTCTATGCGTGCCGGACGTAAAGAAGGTAGCGACGACTCAGGTAAGGCGCTTCACTACATTCAAAAATTATACGACGTACAGAATGCGGAAACGTAGCAAGTATAGGCCACGCGCCATACTTATAAATACCCTTGGATATGTAGTCGAGGGGATGACACCGGTAGCTAAGTACGACACCTACTTGGTTGATCTCAAGATCAAGAACCACTTAGCAATGTCAACCTTAACTAAAGGACTTGCAACACGCAACGATATCGATACTTTGATTGCCACAGTAAATATTACTGAAGCTTTGTACAGATTGGGCTTTGGTAAAGAATATGCCGACGTAGTAACAGAAGGGCTCGATGCATTACGTGACGTTGGTAGACGAGGTATTGAGACAGGAAGGTTTATTTTAAAAGCATCTGAGATGAATGCACTGAACCTTGTCATGGAATTGCATGACGCGCAGATGGACTTGATTACTGTGAAAGATATGGACAAGGCTATTGCGCTTGTCAAGGAAGAATTTCGTCAACGAAAAATGAGACCTATTGTGGAGGTAAGCAAATGAGAGCACGAATTAAAAGACATTGGGAGTACGAAGATGGTTGGCTCGTTGAGTCACGCCGTTGGTACAACTTTAAGTGGGTTACTGAGAAGTATGTCATTGGTGATGATGCTGAAAAACGGGCATTGAAGTACGCCAGAGATTTATTAGACCCTATGACTATTGAGATAACAAAGGAAAAGCTATGAACGATGTACTTTATTTACTTGTAGGCCCTGCAATCGTCGCCATCATTGCGTGGATGTACACCATGAAAGAACGTGAATGGGTTAGCTTAACCAAAGAAGAGATTTACCACTTGTGGGATACCAACTCAGAAAAGTTTGGTGGGGTAGAAGAGTTTGGTAGAGCTCTTGAACGCGCTATACAGGAGAAGAATCCATGAAAGCACCAGTAGCATGGCATTACCCAGACGGCAAGCCCGACCAATGCACAACAGACAAAGCTTACGCAGAGAAAGACCCTGCTTGGACACCGATGTACTACAAGCACGAGTGGGTTGGGCTGACTGATGAGGAGATTGAACATGCGTTTAAAACAAATTCAGTCATGGTTGACAACGGCAATGCCTATATGGTCGCAGGATTACGAGCAGTCAATATTGCCCAAGCCATTGAAGCCAAACTCAAGGAGAAAAACAATGGATGAAAAGCCAATAAGCGGAACAATTCGCTTTGATGATGAATACAAAGCTGAAGGCTCGTATAAATTTCATGTGCCCGAAAGGTCTGAATGGGTCTGCTACTTGTTTGGTGGTCGTAAAGGAGAAGGTATTTCTTACAGGCCTGTAAAAGGATACGAACCAAATTGGTTTGTGCGTTGGATGATGAAAGTTTGTTTTGATTGTTTGTGGGTTAAGGAGAAGAACACATGAACATAACTGTGTACTCAAAAGAAAATTGCCCTAACTGTGTAACGGCTAAGCTCATTCTGCGTTCGTTGGATATGCCGTTCACTGAGATTGACATCGAAACGGGTGATCGCTTTGCTAATTTCGTGGCTAACTACCCCGACGCACGTCAGATGCCGCAGATATTTATTGGCGACCAACGTGTTGGCGGATTAGCAGGCTTGCAAGCTGCGTTGCAGAAGATGGGGTTGTTAGTATGATCTTAGTAGACACTGACATAGAACGTAAACGCTGTGCGGCAATTGTGCGTAGATCAATCGTACGCAACAAAAACAACATCATGCACGTGCAGATACTTAAACGCGTGCTCGATAAAATAGTTAACCCGAGGAAACCAAAATGTACAGAATCCCTAGTGACCTCTCCCAACTTGAGCTGATGCTTGCCGACTCGCAAGCAGAAGGCCGATTGCTACGAAACCGACTAGACATTGTGTCTGAGGAAGCTCTACGTTTGCGTCAGAAGCTAGAACAGATTTACACTGTCGCTTACTTAGCTCTGGACAACAGAGAACTTGATAACATGGACTTAAACTAATGGACATACTCACTGTAGATATTGAGACGTACTACGATGCACAATTCAGTTTGTCAAAGATGCAGACTGATGCGTACATTACCGACGAACGGTTTGAATTCATCGGAGTATGCGTTGCGAAGAACGACGAAGACCCTGTGTGGTTCAGTGGCCCTGAAGCTGTAATCATGGCGTGGATGCACGGGAACTACGACTGGGCCAACTCAGCCGTAAGATGCCACAATACTTTGTTCGACGGCTACGCGCTGACGCAACGACTAGGTATACGACCGAGGCTATGGATGGATACACTCCCTCAAAGCCGAATGCTCTACCCCTACTTAGTCTCCCACTCACTTGCTAACTTAACTAAATTCTTCGGATTCCCTGACAAGGGCACTGAAGTTGTTAAAGCATTGGGCAAACGTCGTGCGGACTTTAATCCCATGGAATTAGAGGCGTACGCAGATTACTGCAAGCATGACACATGGCTATGCCGTGCGATCGGGGAGAAGATGGATGCGTTCACGCCGCCATTGGAAGCCCGCCTCATCGACATGACTGTGCGTATGTTTACAGAGCCTAAGCTTGTAGGTGACGTGGCTGTGATGGATCGTCTGTACCACGAGGAAGTTGCACGCAAGGAAGACCTGATGCGCTCGCTAGTTGTCGGTAAGGATACGCTGATGTCCAACGACAAGTTTGCAGAACAGCTCGAGTTGCTCGGCGTTATACCGCCTAAGAAGATAAGCCCCGCAACAGGGCGTGAGACCTTTGCCTTTGCTAAAAGTGACAAGGGCTTTACTGACTTGCTCGACCACGAAGACTCAGGTGTTCAGGCACTGGTAGCCGCACGCCTTGGCGTCAAGACAACCATTGCAGAAACCCGTGCGCTTAAGTTCGTGGATACTGCAAAGCGTGGCCCTCTGCCGGTGTACCTCAACTTCTGGGGTGCCAAGACCACTGGCCGTTACTCGGGCGGCAACAGCATCAACTGGCAAAACATCCCCGCCCGTGGGCCGTCTGCGGGTTTGCGCAACGCGTTGCTTGCCCCTGCCGGACACACTGTGCTCGTAGGTGACTCGTCCAACATTGAGCTTCGCACTGTGATGGCTTTGGCCGGACAGGATGACGTGGTAGAGAAGTTGGCCAATGGTGTTGATCTGTACTGTGACTTTGCGTCGAAGCTATTTGGCCGTGACATTACCAAGGCCGACAAGGCTGAGCGTTTCCTAGGCAAGACCGCGATGTTGGGCTTGCAGTACGGTGCCGGTGCTCCGCGCTTCCAAGAGATGGTTCGTATCGCGGCGCGTACTGATCCGGCTGTGAAGGCCATTGACCTCGATCGTGCATACGACATCGTGAACCTATACCGCTCTGTGCACCACAAGGTAGTTGATCTATGGGGTAGGTGTCAGCAAGTAATCCTGCCCGACATTGCCAATGGTTGTAGCTTGATGACTGTGGATGTAAACGGGTGGTTTATCACGCAGAAGGACGGCTTTGGTCGCCCCGGTGAGCCCGGTGTGATGTACCACGACCTAAAGTATGACGGCAAAGAGTGGACGTATTTAATGGGCAAACAACGTGTCCGTATCTTTGGCCCGAAAGTTGTAGAAAATTTATCACAACATGCTGCAATGCGGATCGTTATGTGGCAAACTGCACGTATCAACGAACGGTACCCCGTCAAGCTGTCAGTCCATGACGAAGCAGTCTGCGTAGTACCAAATGAAGAACTTACTCAAGCACGCGCCTATATGGAAGAGTGCCTATCTCTAACACCCAAGTGGTGTAGGAGCATTCCCGTATCTTGTGAGACGGGTGTAGGCCCGTCGTATGGTGCGGCGAAATAGGAAACTTATGACCCAAGTAATGCCGCTGTCTTTTAGTCGTCTATCAACATTCGAAACATGCGAGGCTCAGTTTGATTATCTGTACGTATCTAAACGCGTACCCAATTCATCAAACGACGCATCGGAATACGGAGACCGTGTTCACAAGTTGCTAGAAGCTAAAGGTCGTGGTGTGCTCGACATGGACTCACTATCTGCTGAAGGGCGTAGCACACTAGATCAATGGGGTAGCGTTGTTGACGTCATCATGAAGCGACCGGGCGAGAAGTTGTTCGAGCATCAGATGGCTGTCAATGCAGACTTAAAACCTGTTGACTGGTTTGCTAAAGATGTGTGGATCAGGTCGATTGCTGACGTGCTTGTTGTGGATGGCGACACTGCGTACTGCCTTGACTACAAGACAGGCAAAGTAAAAGAAAACCCAACACAGTTGCAACTGTTTGCGGCCATGGTGTTCTGGCATTACCCAGAAGTCACCAAGGTCAAGACATCATTCATCTGGCTCAAGTTCAACGAGACAACAAACGCCGTGTACGAACGTAGGTTTCTAGACTCAATGTGGCGAGCACTGAAGCCTCGATTCGCAAAGGTGCAGGACACGATTGAACTTGGCGTATACAAAGCAAAACCCTCGGGCTTATGCCCATGGTGCGCGGCAAAAGATATTTGTCCTGACGCACGACTGAAAGGTAAGAGATGAAGAATGAAGCTGATGTCAAGAAAATTGTTAAAGATGTTCTTAAGGACGCAGACTTATGTTGGTGGTTTATGCCACCTGCTAATGGCTATGGTCGGTCTGGTATTCCTGACTTTGTGGGCTGCGTTAATGGTTGTATGTTTGCTGTTGAGACCAAGTACGGTAAAGGCACTACTACAGCTAACCAAGAACGGGAAATATCAACGTTGATTAGATGTGGTGCAAAAGTATGGATTGTTCGCGAGACGTCTGTCGACGTATGGGCAATAGAATTTAAAGCTTGGGTTGCACTGACATGCTTGTAATACCTGACAAACGTAGAATCGTAATTAACAGTAATGAGAATGCCACTGTGCAATCTCTGATGCCGCATGCCAAACAGTTTATGCACGACGGTGAGTCAATGCTTGCTGTGCCGTATGGCGTAGACGAATCAATCGTGCTGAAGAACTTGGGCTTTAGTGTCCCTGCTCCCATCACGCACTACTACAACTGGCCCGCTCGGTTTGCACCGATGGATCACCAGAAAGATACCGCTGCATTTCTCACAACACACAAGCGTGCCCTGTGTCTTAACGCACCGGGTACTGGTAAATCCATCAGTGCTATTTGGGCCGCTGACTTTTTGCTTGATGAAGGTATAGCGAAGAAAGTTTTAATCATCGCGCCGTTGTCAACGCTGACTGTTGTATGGGGGAGAGAGCTCAAGCACCACCTCCCGCACCGCATGTTTGTGATTGTCACTGGCACGAAGGAAAAACGCAGACAGTTGCTTGAGAAACCCGGGGTGCAGTACTTCATCATTAACCATGATGGCTTTAGCAACATGGCCGCGGACATCAAAGACTTTGACGTTGTGATCTACGATGAAGCCACTGCGCTTAAATCTCCGAGTTCGCAGCGGTACAAGATATTTGCTAAGTGGATGCAAGCACACAAGCCATGGCTGTGGATGCTAACGGGTACGCCTATATCGCAAACACCTGCAGACGCATGGACACTGGCACGACTTGTTGACTCACCTACATGCCCTAAAAGTTTCACTACGTTTAAAGACATGGTGATGCAGAAGGTCACAACGTTTCGTTGGATACCAAGACAAGATGCACTTGAGACATGCAAGAAAGTTTTGCAACCATCGATTCGTTTCTCGCTTGACGAGTGTAAAGATTTACCTGACACTAACTTCGTTGGTCGCAAGACAGAGCTAACACCTCAACAACAAAAAGCGTTTAAGGAAATGAAAGACAAAGCTGTGACTGTGTTCGCAGGTGGTGAGGTCACTGCTGCGAATGCGGCGGTTGTGCTTAGTAAGATGTTGCAAATAAGTTGCGGTGTCGTATATAGCGAGACCGGTAGAATTGCAATCGATGGATCGTTGAGGTATAATACACTTACTGACTTACTTACAGAGATCGGAGACAAGGTTATTATCTTTGTGCCGCTACGAGGCGTACAAGATCAATTGCAAGCGAAGTTAACTGCCGACGGATTCGATGTTGCATCGGTTCATGGCGACGTTAATAAAAACGAACGCAATCAAATCTTCAACGACTTTCAGCACACGGACAGGCCGCAGATTTTGTTGGCTCACCCGAAGGTTGCGGCACACGGATTGACATTGACTCGGGCAAAAGATATTGTTTGGTTTGCTCCCATTTATTCACTTGAACAGTACGAGCAAGCTAACGCTAGGATTCGCCGGTTGACAACAACAGGCAA